CAAGTTACATTCTGTGCACTTAAAATCATACCGTCTGATCATTAGGATTTCTCCAAGATCAAATCGTAGTGATTCTTAATGCCTCCGGCAAATCGTGTTACTTTATGTAAAGCCGCACGTTCGCCTTTGATGTACGCTAATTGTGTCTCATCCCGTATATCTTCAATACGATGAGAATCAAGAATTGCGGTTATCTCTTCAATAAATTGTTTCCAACCATCATGAAGAAATAAATCGAAGTACGTTTCGTAGTATTTCTCTTCTTCTGGAGTCAACACATTCTCCTTGTTTGGTGCGTTGTATCTATACAGAATATTCTAGCATAAACCGTGCCAAAAGTCAAGCCTTTGGCGTAGTTTTTCTTGTAGTGGTCTTAGGAGTCTCTAGAGCCTTCTGTTTTTCTTCTAATTCTGTCAAGCGTTTATCGATGTTTTTTAACACCGCATTCACTTGTTCGGTGAGATCACTCAGTTCCTTGCGGCTGACCATCTGTATTCTCCTTCATTTGTTTATCTACGATTGCTTCATCAGATGCGATTGAACGCTCCTTCAGCAACAACTCAGCAATCTTAGCCCGCCGTTGGAAGTCTTTCTCGTCGGCGTCACCAGACTGTAAGTTGGTGGACAAGACCTTCAAGCGATCTGTCTCAGCTTCATATGGAAGCAACTGAGTCTCAACATTGTTCTGTTGGATACGAGACTGTGCTTCAGCGGCTTGTGACTGCAGAGTCGCCAGAGTCGCTTGAGCCTGCTCCAACTGTAGTTGCATCTGAGCCTGTTGTATCTGCTGTTGCTCTGGATCAGGTTGCATAGCCTGTGCAAGACCTTGGATGATCTCTTCACGGTTGCTTAGATTCATGTTATCTACGATAGACTGTACCAACATTGGATACATTGGTGAGTCTTGACCCATAGTCTGTAAAAGCTGTACAAGCTGTGTGACTTCATACTCACGAGCAATAATACCCAAAGAGGATGATGCGGTGAACTTGTAGTCTTGGACGGGGTACAGTTCTGGATCAAACTGCATATAACGCCATGCCGCCTTCTGTACCAACGGGATCAGGAACGAGTCTTGGAAGTTAATCAAGGTCCGCTTGTGACGCTTGATAATCGCTCCAAGTGACATTGAGATTCCTGCCGCTGTCGCATCACCATTGATAGATCCCGGAATACCTGCCGCATCAATTGCACCTGTGGCCATCTGTACCATAGTCTGTAAAGACTGTGCTTGGCTGAAGGTGTTCTGGTCTAGGTTACCAAACTTAAACGGCTGTAAGATTTCTGAAGGGTTGCCGTTGGTAAGTAGTGTCTTACCCGGACGTACTTCCATCTTAGCACCACGAGGAAGCCGTGAAGCGTCCACAGCAAGCATCGGATGCACTGTGAGTGCCAAGGCATCAATACGAGCACGAAGTTCGGTGTCCAAAGCCTTCTGTGCGTTGTAGCCTTTCTCACACACACCACGGCCCCAGAAACGACCCGGTACAACATCCCAAGGAAATGCGATCACCGGACGATCTTTCATCATGTATGGGTTCTCTTCAACCTTCAACAGATGTGCACCGTTCGCAATTACAACAATTGCTTCAACATACTGTGAGTCTACTTTCTCTCCGGTGTATTCTTCTTCATCTTCTTCTTTGAGAGCTTCGTAGAACAAGTCAGCCGGTACCAGTCCGTAGTACTTTGTAAGACGCACTTTGTCGTCTGTGTACATGGTCAAGTTCTTGTCAGCTTCGAGGTCTGTGTCTGTGTAGTACTCAGTGATCTCGACATCACGGTAAATACCACTCTCGATACCTTTCTCAACCTGATGCTTTGGTACAAACTCATCGATGGCTACACCGAGTGCTTCATCAATACTTGTAGCCACAGGATCAATCAAGAAGTTCTGTGGCAACACAGGCTTCAGACGTACCTTAAATCGCTCAGACTCTGTCACGCCGTAGGCCTGCATCGCACCGTCCATGATAGGCTGTGTAGCGGGACGCATCTCTAGTTCTTCATCCAAGACCAACTCAGCCATCCCAGTACCAAAGACTGCGGAGTTAATCAGACACTCAGCGACCTGACGACGAATACCGGAGGTTTTGAAGTCTTCGTCAAGCTGTTTACGGATCTGTTGGATGTCAATTGGGTTCTGGTCACCTAAGTCGTCTTTGATGTCAAACCAAGTACCACGACCAAAGGTAGCTTCCTCAACTTCTGCTACAGAGGACTCTACAGCCTGTTGGAGTGCAGGTGAGATAATCCGAGACCGCTCAGACTCTCGCATTTTATCGGAAGGGTCCCAAATACCACGCCAAAGCCTGTAGTATTCGTCGAACTTCTGTTCGTAGTTTGCCTCAAAGTGATCACGCCATTGGTCACACTTGCCAATCACCCAGTCCTCAAGACCCGAAAGAATCTGTGAGCGATTCTCATAATCCATATTAGTACCCCGATATCTCGTCTAGAATTTCAAAGTCGTCTTCTTCATAATCGTAGTAGTAGCTGACCTTCGCCAACTGATCTACATACGCCAAGGCATCCACTAAGTCATCGTGTACTAGCGGATTGGGAAACTGAAACAACTGATCACAAAACTCAGTGTTCCAAGTGCCCTCCGATAACCATATTTGTCCGTGTTCAAAGCGACCCTGCAATGCCCACACGATACGGTCCGTTTTCTTTTGATTTCCGTGCGTCAGTTCCTCTACACGAAAAAACCTCTGACGTGATTTCATGATGTCCGTCAAATACGGTAACACCGCATTCTTCAGAGCACCTTTCTCGATACCGACAGCCACTGGTTTGTATTTATCAACCGCTTCAAAGATCTGGTGAGCGGTCTTCTTAATGTCCCAACGACCATACAAGATATCAGCAACAAACCAACCATTCTCATTGGCCTTGACTACAGCAATAGCAGTAGTATCAAGTCGCTTGCTTTTTGCAGACTTAGCCTTAGCCACATCAGCGAATCCTGCCAAATCGACAGCGATATAATAATCACCGACCTCCGGCTCCTCGTCGGCAAATTGAACCCAATCTTCTTTGAAGATCTCCGAACCCAACGCCTCGAAGCTCGCCATAAACTCCTGACGGAACGCATAGCTAGACATCGACTTCTTTGCTGTATCGATCTCATTAGGATCCAACAAAGGATTGTCATATGATGTAAAGTGCCACGCTCTATAGGTGTCATCTTCGCCAAGCTCTGCATATTTATACAGTTCGTAAAAATGGTTTCGTCCCTTGGGAGTACCAATGAACAAACACCGACCCTTTTGGTCAGCCAGAGCGGGTCTGAGTACTTCTTCCCAGACTTGTGGCTTCATATCCGCATATTCGTCCATAACAAGGAAATATAGGGAGACTCCTCGCATCGTATCTGGACGGTCTGCTCCTTTGAGCGATATTGTCGCTCCGTTGATGAGTTTAATCTGCAAGTTGTTTACGTGCGCTGACGCAATGATGGGCTGTGCTAAGTCATGTAGCACTCCCCACATAATATCCCGTGCCTGCCCCTGCGTAGGAGCTACATAAAACACGTGACCTCTCTCAGCCTTCAGCGCATTCAGGATCAACATCCATGCGGCGAGCCTTGACTTACCACATCGACGCCCTGCGGCGACTACTCTAAATCTCTCTTCAGCTTCCCAGACCTTTTGTTGCCAAGGAAGTAACTCTACCTGTAATTCTGACATCAACTAACCAACGGTTGGGTATTGATCGTACCTTCAAACCGGTCTGGATCAATATACTCTGCAACCAGTGCAGGGTCTTGAAACAGATCTTGGTTGAACTCTAGAGGTACATACTGATCCGCCACTGCCTTTGCTGTTGTTTCAGCAACCTCTTCTTTAGGCAAGGCGGCTACAGGCTTTTTTACTTCTTCGTCAATCTCCGCCATTGTTTCTAATGGAATCACACCACCCTCTGGGTAGTCTCTGACGATATACTTGTTCGCCCTGTTTACCCAACCAAGAAGGTACGGTACTTTTGCCGGATCATTGAGAGTCAGGTCCAAGTAAAAACGCTTACGCTCCGCAGAGTAGTCGTTAGTCCCAACACCAGACTCATTCAAAGCCTGTAGAGTGTTTGGTCCAAGAATGCCATCAGGCTCTGCACCAACAATGCGCTGTAGGAGCTTCGTAGCCTGTGGAGCACCTGCATTGACTGCCATGTCTACGACATTCTCCCGAAGGTAATCACTCTCAATCTGATCGTAACCGGGCTTGTAGTAGTAATCCTGTGCATAGATATCACGAGCATCATCTTCGGTGAGCCCTTTGATGTCCTCTACGGTGATTTCAGAGACTGGGACGCCTTTGTAGACTGCTAAGGCCTGTGGTGTAATCCCATAGTTGGTTCCTACCAAGCGATCACCTGCATAATTACCTGTGTCTCTTGGATCATCCTGAAAGCCACCTTCATTCGCAATGATCTTGTCTAAGATTCTCTTAACTTCTGTCGGGATCGACATCTATGATTTCCCCTTCAATGTCTTCGTTGTCTTCACCACCAATAATAGTGGTCTCACCACCAACTCCGGTGATCGTAATGTTGACTGCACTCTTCCCATTCGTCGCTTTGTCTTTCTCAAAGTAACTAACAGGTAGTACTCTGTCCATACACATCTTTAATGCGGCCATCTGACCTTGATGTTCGTCATCCAAGGCAATGTCAATAATCTTATTGATGACCTTGTCGCCACTTGTTGCCAAGAGACGAGCCTTAAATTCATTGATTCGAGCGGCATCACCCGGAGGTCTACCACGAACTCCTCGATTGCCCTTCTTCTTAGCCTCTACATCGGTCTTCCGAGGTCTACCACGCTTTGGTTTCTTCGGTTCCTCAGTCACCTGTACAGACTGTTTAATGGTTTTGTCTTCATTCATTGGAGTTTTTCAACAACTTACCCAAGGTAGCCCTAGTCTAGCACATTTCTAAGCACAAGTCAAGCCCTATGTCAACCCTTTTTTATAAAAACAATCAAAAAACTTCATGTAATAGTTTCTCTAGAGGCTTCAAAGACTTAAAGGGTGCATGCTAGTGTATGTATATACAGTCTTTTTTTTATTTTTTAGTTCTAGCAAGTCTGTTTAGGTACAGCAAAAATAAAAAGATCACAACAGCCCTCCCCGGCCCTCTACAGACTCCACAGGCCTTTGTCAATTAGACCTTAGTATTAGACAGATCTACACAGTTGGCACAGTTTTTGCTAGCCTCCACAGCCTCTAGAGTTGGCATAGACTTTGCATACCCCACCGGTATAAATTCTGGCATGACTTTTGCAACTGCAAAGACTGTGCCAACTTTGTAGACTCTGTAGATTGTGTTTCTTTATAGGCTCTAAAGTTTTGATAGATAAATAAAATGGGCGAAAAAGGCTTCAGAGACTTGACAGATGTGAGAGTCTGTGTAGGCACCGACAGAGGGTTTTGCAGTACATCAAAGTCTACCCAGTGTCAAGCAATGCGACTAAGGTCTATATACCCCTGAGAAGCTCTCAAAAGCTCTCTACCAGACGCTAGCCCTTCCAAGGTACCCAAGTATCAAAAAATATTTATCGTCGATTTACAACTAAAGTCTAATACCAAATGGTTGACAGCTTGGCAGTCCTATGTTACTCGCACGTGCGGTCTATTTATATTGGAACAACTTGGGGTATGTTAGACCAAAGTCTAATTGTCGGAGGTTCTCAATGCGCTACTATGTATTCACAGACAACGGAAACGGAGTAAACAACATGAGCACATATAACGGTTACGAGTCATACGATCATTGGAACACAGCTCTATGGTTGAACAATGACGAGCGCATGTACAACATGCTACAGAACAAGGTAGAGCTTGTGGTGTACATGCACATGACCAAGACTCAGGCAGTCTATGAAATGTTGAGAGACTTGCCGAACAAAACACCAGATGGTGCGGAGTGGCAAGCTGATACAATTTTAGACTTAATCGATGAACATTACGAAGAACAGTTGCAATATTCTTAAGGAGAGATGAAATGGAACTATCATTAGGCGAGTTACTAACCAAGCTAGAGACAGCCGCACAGGCTATCGAGACAGCTAGACAGGCCTTGAACGATACGGGAGACTATGAGTCTGACGAGTTGGACAAGGCGACAACACTGACAGAGCAAGTTGCTAGGCTGATCGACAGAGCCTACAATGACGCTAACATCTAACCACACTGACGAGGCCGACTAGCTACCGGCCGAAACCTACAGAGTTCCCTCATTGCTCTGTAGGTCTGTGGAAGCTAAACAGAAGGAGCACACAACATGACATTGGTATATCTTGGCATAGCATCATTTGGGTTTTGTTTGACCGTAGGCGTGTTCTTCGCTTGGGTCTGTAGGGGTGACGCATGAATCAGAAAGAATATAGGGTATACGTTAAGGTCTATCACAGCTTCACAGTCTCTGCAGACAACCTAGAGGAAGCGCACGAGATCGCATCATACGATGTAATCTGGGACGACCACATAATTGATTGTAATATTGAAATTGAGGAGCAATAACACAATGCGTAAGATTGAAAAAGAAATGAACCTTGCAGTCTCTAAAGGCCTGAACTGGTCTAAAGATAACACCACAGTCTCTACAGACTCTCTAACCGGACTGCGTCAAGTGTTCTTACACGGCCACAACATCGCCACAATCGACGATCAAGGCTTTACCATGGTCAACGTCACGACACTGTCTAAATGGCCGACAGTGACGACTAAGAGCCGTCTGAGGGCACTAGGCGCTAATGTCTACACAAAGAAGGGTAGAACATACCTAGAAGGTAACGAAGTATGAGGACACAAGGAAAGCGTATCCATACACATTACCACGGTGAGCGGGTACACACGGCGAAGCTCACAGCAGATGATGTGCGGTTGATTGATAAACTACTAATCGATGACACATTGACGCTTGGGCAGATCGCTACCAAGTTCGGAGTATCACGCAACGCCATCTGGGATATCTCTAGAGGCTACAGTTGGAAACAGGTAACAGGTATCGGGCTATGATTGAATCACAACTCTTAGGCATAGATAACGGGGCGGCTTTGCTGATAGCATTGTACGCCCTAGGGGTAACAGCTTGGATCATAAGGAGTATCACGAAATGATGGACGAAGGACATTATGTATCGACTGAGTACTATTGGGACTACGAAGACAACGAATACATCCTAGATGCGTTCTGGTTCTACGAGAGGAACTACCCAGAGGCGCCGGACCTTTGGATCTTAAAAGACCTCGAAGTTGTAGACCAAGAACCAAACACACCGGAGCTTGACACAGGTGAACAGAGTGTAATGTTTGCCAAGATAGACAGCACCACACCAGATAACCCACAACGCTATGAGGACTACTAAGATGGCACGATACAAGAAAGGTCAGACAGTATGGCCAAGTGAAGACATAGAGACGCTCCGAAGCCTTAAAAGCCAAGGAGTCACTATAGCCGAAATCGCCACTGCACTAGGTAGGTCTAAAGAGGCTGTGAAGGGCTTTTGTAGCCGCTTTGCAGAGGTCTATGATATCCCTTTAGAGCGGCGATCAAATAGCAACTTCGACAAGGAGTGGCACGGTAGCGTTCCCTTCGGTCACTGGTCTATCACCAAGCCGTGGAGGGTATAAGAATGGACATGTCTACGTGGTCTACGTTATTTATCGCACTGTCTTTTTACTTGGCGATGTGTGTATTCTTCGATGACCAAGATTGAGAAACCTGCGTTTTCATGCTACAAAGTATTCTTTGAAGACTACAAAGAGGAACTGAAGTGCGATGCATAGCGTGTGACAAAGTCTTAACAGACTACGAACTGACAAGGAAGTCTGCAACGACTGGAGAGTTTATAGACCTCTGTAGTGGTTGTTATACTCATATTAAAGAAGATCTTTATGTCATTGATAATCAAGATAATCTTAATATCTATGATGTGGTTGATTTTGATGATGAATTGTGATACCCTCTCTTTATAGATCTATAAAGGTATCTTTAGAGTTCACCGTATACTTAGTGTTTATTATTATAAATACTATAAACGGAGAGACTATATAGACAAGGGGTGCAAAGAGGAACAAATTATGTACGAACACACAAAACACGATCTGGAGACATCAGCGCAGGAAATGTCGATGCACATTGCGCTCTGCATCTCTTCAGAATATATTCGATCTTGGGGTGTCTCTGATTTCTTGGAGAAGTTATCAGACTATGTAGACAACCAAGGTGACTGGTACGAGCTGTATTATGCACTGAACCAGTTGAAGGAAAGAGAACGACAAGCGGAGATTGACAATGGCTAAACTGCCACCGATAGAAAGACC